CACCTGTGGCTTATTGACTCCGAGCAAACGCAGGATTTGACCGTAGTTGCCTGTGACCGGGCCACCTGTGGCTAGTGGGTCAAACGACGCAAACGCTTCTGTGGAGCCGCGTTCACGGTAAAGGATTGCCGCGTACTGGACGGTGCCGAGCTTGACAGCGCCATCAGGAACGGTGGTCGGTGAGTCAAAATAGCCCGACTCCTCGCGCTTACGGTACGCAAATTGGTTGGCTGCGCTTACTGCCATGTTGGCTACGTCAAGGTCAGCACTCGGGTTGGTGAACGTAAAGCCGAGGTAGTCCTCGACATCGCCCAAGACAATCCATGAGCACGTCACCGAGTAGGTGCATGTCCCGGTGGCAGCTGCTCGATCAGCATCAGCCGTGGTCAGTGCGAATTGCACCTGATTGGGGATGATGGTGTCAGTGTCGTACTGATAATCGCCTTGCTGCGATACCCCAATGAAGTAATACTCCGGCAACGCCAGAATCTTGAACGTGCCGTTCCACGGTGATCCGATACCGGACAGCGTGATTGATTGCCCTACCTCAAAGTTGTGAGGCTCCAGCAACTGAACGACGGCAACGTTACTAACTACCTGTTTATGGGTAAGTGAGTAAGTTGCCACCGTTCAGTGTCACCTGGAGGGAGTGAACTTAGGACTTGAGCAGCTTGACGAACTTGGTCGCGTCAGCCATGAACGCGGCTGCGTAGCCACGGAAGGCAATCGTGCGACCGAGCGTTGCTGGGACATCCACCGAGATGGCGCCCTTCTGCTGTTCGTAGAACTCGAAGCCTGCGGCTGGGCCAGCAGCGTGACCGACCACGCCGTTCAAGCCACCTGCGCCAGTTGAGCCGGCCATGTTCTTGTCAACTACAAGGCTCAAGCCAAGTGGGTTGCCGTTCCAGCTGTTGGCGGTCTGTACGCCGAATGCGTTGTACGGAGCGACCGATGGGAACAGTGGACGGTTGGCATCGTCAACAATCATGCCAAGCTTTGCCCAGGTAACTGGTGCGGCAAAGAAGTGCGTTGGCAGGTAGTTGCTGGCGTTGCTGATTTGGTAGGCAGCGCCATAGATCGCCGCAATCCAGTCAGCCGAGTCCGACAGGTCGGTGATGGTTTCGGTCTGGGTTACGCCCGACACCATGGTGTCCACCGCGTAGTTGTCGGTCGCTTGACCGTAGGCAATTGCGAGCTGGTTGAGCACGATTGCGAGCGAGTCGGGGTCGGTCCAGTCGATGTCCTGCTCCGAAAGCGTGACGTAGGTACCGAACGTCAACTTGCTGACGTTGTTGTTGGCGACGGTGACCGTTGAGGGGTCAAGCGTGTTCAACTGTCCGGTCGGCTGTTGCGTGACGGTCGGACGCACGGTGATGACCGGGCGACGGAACGTTGCGCCACCAGCTGGCATGGCGCGAGCGCCAATTGCCGTGACAAACGGACGGATTGGGTTGAGCGAGTCGTACACCGGGCTGACGATCGGCGTTGGCAGGATGCCAGGCGTGTCGGTCGTGGTGATGTCGGGTGCAGCAGCTTTGATACGAGCGTTCAGCTCGGCAAACTCTGAACCGCCACGCGCGAACTTCGCCATGTACTCGCTAGGAGTTGGCAGCTTGAACGCTGGCTTGGCTTCAGCCCACAACAGTTGTGGTGCTGGTGCTGGTGCTTCTGCGGATGCTTCGACCTTGACTTCGGACATTGTGGTTGTCTCCTCTTGTGGTTCGGTCGCTGCAACCTCTGTAATCATAGCACCCTTGAAAGCAGGCGCAGTCACAAGCGACAGCTCTACCCAGTTTGCCTTTTTGATAATCATGGTGCCGTTGTCATCGTAGGAAGCGTCCACTACGTCAACACCTACCGATACCGAGTCAACTGCCTCGTCTTTGATCAGTTCAAGCATGTCGTTGCCTTCGCTGGTGGCGCTAATTCGGGCCGTAAACAGCATGCCTTCGTCAGAGTCCAGTCGCCCGGTGACTACGCCTACTGGCTGCTCGGAGTCGTGGTACTTCAGCAGCTTGGGCTTCTTGCCAGTGATTGGCAATGAGCCGCGCTCAAAACGGACTCGAGTACCGTCGCTGACGATGGCTTCGGTGTCCCAAGGTACGGCAACACCCGAGATTGAACGTGGTGACTCGCCTTCCTCAGCCAGGACAAACGTGTTTTGTGCAGTTAGGCGAATCATGAGGCCTCGCTTTCGTCGTTAGATGGTATCTCCCGAGAAGGTGCAGCGTTGTCCTCCTCGGGAGACATTTCGTACTCCTCCAAGTAACTATCCACGTCCAAATAAATGTAACGGCCTCGTGGCGTGATGTTATTCATGCTCAACGTCTGCTCGATGCAATCAATGAATGGCTTTGCACCAAATAGGTACAAGTCTTGGCGTGCTTGCTGTGCGTTCTGATAGGTCATGCCGGAACCTGACGGTGCACCGACAAGGTATGGCGGAATGTTTGCAATGCGCGCCATCTCGAGCGCCTGATAGGTGCGTGCTTCGGTCAACTGCAACTTGCTTGGATCCATGTAGGACTCTTTCCAGTCCACGTACTGGTTCAACGCAGCAATGGCGTTATTGTTTCGTGCCTCGGCAAAGCCAGCAGCAAGCTCGGACAGTTCCTCAGCGCTCAATGGCTCGCCTTCGGTCTGCTTGAGCACGCCTGCCGGGGTTTGATTTTTGGCAAAGCGCTCGGCGCTGGTGTCCAAGTTGATGTTCGTACGAATTGAGCGTGCACCCATTGACAGCAAGCCTTGAATCGGGCTGAGGAATTGCACGACATCGTTCGGGTTGAGATCGATGCCGTTGAAGGTCACTTGCTTGCTCGGGCCGAACCATTGTGGGCCGCCTTGGTCGCGTGTTTGTACGTCAGCGGCTGGAATCCACGTGAAGGTTGCTGGGAAGCCGTTTCCGAATCGGCTGGTGACTACCCAGAAGGCGCGTCCGTAGAACAGCAGGTCGTCGGCTGTCCAGCTCATGATGAAGTTGCGAGTCACGTTGGGGTCGGGCTGGTGGAACCACGTGTCATCAGGCAGGTCGAGTTTTTCGTAGTCGTCATCCATCCATTGCTTGGCGTACTGATGAATCTCAAGGCAGCCAATCATTGAGCAGATGAGGTCGCGTGACCGACTGATGGTCGGAATCTGGATAGCAGCCAAACGATCAAAGCCCGTCTGGTAGGTCATGAAGTTGCCGACCATCGGATTGCCTGCGTAGCCAGTCGCTGCGCCTACTTGTGCTTTAGTTTCGTTAGCGACTGCGCGCTTCAGTGAAAATGCCATCGTGGCATCAGTCTAGGCACTCGAAGCAATCATGGGTCGGTTCACCATCGGACGCGGTTTTGCACACATGCCGACAGCCCACACAAGACACCGGGCTAACTCAATCGGGCCACTTGACTTCTGTGACGACAACGCAATAGCGCCAGGAGTCTTGACAGCAACAGCACGACCAACATGCTCAGCCAACATCGTCTCACCAGTGTGATTCACGCGGCCCTCATTGATGAGGTTCTTGACCATTGACGTGTAGCGACCTATCTCCTGATAGCCGACCAGCACCCTGCGACGTTGCAGATCGGAGGGGCAGTTGGTGTCCAGTGTCGGCGTGATAGCAACTTGCAAGCCTGAGTTGGAGGCCAACTGGGCACGAATGTTATCCCATACTTGTGTCACGGTTTCGCACATGAATGCGACAGTCGCACAAAGTATCCCAGCAGTATTCGCGTTCACACGTACCGCCACGTACCTGCCATCGTCGAGCGATACTTCTACGGCGAGCACGCCACCGGGCAACGGTGGCAAATCGGTACGCAACGACTCCCACTTGCCAGGCTGCAGCCACGACAGCTCTGATTGCACCCATAGGTTCACGCTAGATCGCAAGAAGCCTGCACGATTCGGGCCTTTGGATTCAGCCTGGACGGTACGAATGTCAAGCGTGTGCCCAAGCGCCGGGTTGGCGTACTCCCAAGCGGCTTCGCTCATTGGGTCAAGGTCAGGAGGTGGGCTGTACTCCGCTAGGTACACAGAATTAGTGACTTCGCCTGAGTCAATGGCACGTATGCCTTGCTCACGCCAGCGCAGCATTGCAATTGAGTCCTCGGTGCCTGCCGTTGACCACATCGAGCACAATGGGTTAGGTCGGGCGCGCTGAGTCGGCAGCAAGCCAATGTCGAGCGTCTCTGAATCAATGCCAAACACTTCGTCAGCGATGATTAGGTCAACGCTCATACCGTGACCGCTTGATGGCCTGGCTGCTTTGACGTACCAGCGCGAGTCACCAACCTTGATGCTGTTACGACCATACGCCCACACAGCTTTGACACCGAACTTGGCTTCAATTACCGGGGCTAGGTCTTGAAATAGGGCTGTGGCTAAGTCAAGCCTGTGAGCTGTAGTGAGGATGGTTTGAGGGCCGACCTGCGTAGCGTGCTGCGTTAGCCACCAGCCGAGCAGCGCCTTGAGCGCTACGGTCTTTCCGTTTTGTCGAGCGACACTGACAAGCGATACGTGGTTGAGAAACTGCCCTTCGGCATCCACGGCAAGCTGACCGTTGAGAACATGCCGTTGCCACGGCATGAGTTCCATTCCGAGAATGCGCTCAGCCCAATCCGCAACTTCGGGGCCGTAACTCCCGGCTGCATCAGTGATGACCGTTTCAATTCGCGGCAAGTCATGACCTTTTCCTTTCCGTTCAATGACCTTTCCTTGGGATAAGGAAAGAGATGGGCGCGGGTCCTTCTCATCCCT